TTCTCCGCGCTAGTCGAGTAAAACTTGCCGCTTGCAGTCGGGGGTGCAGTGTAGGCTTTCGGTGCCGAGATTGCCCAGTTGCCCCAAATGTCGAGCAGATCGACAGAGTGACGCAAAAACTTTTCGCCAGTCATACGCTTGGCAGTGTGACCCAAAACGCGGCAATCAAAGCCAGCATTGTAAGCGCAAAGGATAACGCGATAACCAGCAGCCTTGAGGTGAGCAATGTGCATATTGAAAAGACGCGCCCCAACCTTAAAAGAAGTAACCTTGTGAACGCCCTTGCGCTGACGCTTGGCATAACCGCCAATCTTGTGAACGTAATAAGGCTTTTCCTTTACGATCACGTCAAGAAAATTCAAATCACCCTTGCCCAAAATATTGCCGCGCTTGTCAATAGTAGTCCAGCCAAAATCAAAGACCAAACCATCATGCGCGGAAGTCTCGGTGTCCATCACGACATAAGCATTTTTCTGAATAGTCATAGCAACCCTCGTTGTTTGTTGTCTTATATATATAATCATTCCAACCCTAAAAATCAAGGGGCAAAATGAAAAAAGTTTTCAATGAAAACAATGGGTTATCATTTTTATTTTCCTTTGTTTTCAATGACTTAGCGGCCGGCGGGGGCCGCCCCCTCGCTAAGCCTTTGTTTTCGTTGGCTTTTCTGGCTTTTTTGCTAACCCTTGTTTTTTAATCATCCCTTCAAAAGATCTATCATTATTGAGTTTAGCAATAGATTTTTTTGAGCGAATTATTTTGAAATTTGCCATTTCGATTTTCCCTTCCGAGAATAGATTTTTTTAGAGCGGATAACCTGCGGACGGAACGCCCGCAGGTCTCTGGCTAACCGATTTCGCGGCTTAATGCTCGGAGAAATATTTGAGCATTTCATTGATAGCCTCCTTCGTTGCGCCCATGAAACCATCGACCGCGAAAGGGGCGACCGCTTCGAGCTGGATCAGCAATTCTTTTTTCGTTGGCTCATCAGCCTTCCGAGCAGTCTTTTTCGGAGCAGCGACATAGACGCCCTCGCGCACGAGCTTGGAACGAACCGAGCGAACGGATTTTTCGATGGACGCAGCGATGTCGTCAACCGAGACGCCGTTTTGGTAGTCCTCGATGATGGTAGCAGTAAGAGCAGCAGAGTAATTTACATTTTTAGCCATATTAAAATCTCCCGATTAAAAAGGTGTTTCATTTTCTATGTATTATATATAGGGATTATGGGGTAAAAAATCAAGGGGCAGATCAAAAAAAGTTTTGTTTGTTTTCAGTGGCTTATCATTTTTATTTCTCAATAAAATCAATGACTTAGCCGGGCCGGGGCCATTTGCCTGTAAGACCTTGTATTCATTCGATAAAACGTGAGTTAGCAACCGAGGCATGGTTTGTTCACGTTTTGTTCCAGCTGGCGCTAGGTTGCGGCTACGCCGCAACCATCCTAACTTTTTCCCTATTGTAATCGTAGCTAGGAACCACGCCATCCTTTAATCCGTCAGCGTTGTATTCTTCCATTAGAGTTGTATAAATTCGCCTTTCTTTTTTCTGCATGTCTGCAATATCTATTTCTTTCATTTGCATTGCTAATTTAAGAATATCCTCGGCTTCTTCGATAGGGCAATCGTAAACCTCGGTATGCCCGCTTCGCATATGGAATCCGTGAGGCGATGTTGGTGAGGCAAATATTTTATTATCCAAGACCCAAAGGTTTTGACCATATTTTTTCGCGGCAAGATAGCAAGCATAGTTCTCGCAGTTTCCATCTATAGCAACGCAAACAAAATCATCCCTATAAACATTAAAGCCAATTCTTTTCACGCGCTGCTCAACCTCGTTAAATGTTTTTCCAAATTTTGCTATTCCCCAACCTTTGTAGCCAGCGGCATATGTTTTTGTCATTTATCCCTCCTTAATATTCCGAGCCTAAAGGTGATAGCTGGCAATGGTAGGCATCGCCATTCTTGTCTATAACTTCATCCTCGTATGGTTCAGCAATGCGGCGGTATAATTCCATTTTACAGCAATCCAACGCGCCGATCATCTCGTTAATGTGAGCATATCGCAAACCCTTTTCAACGAGAAAGTTGTCAATAAAAGTGGAAACGATATAGTTGAGATCGCCAGCATTTTGTGGCATGAATTGATCGCCTATAACAGTCAATTCGTTGTTAATCTCGCGACGTCTATCTTTAGGTATATAGGGCATTATGCAGCATCCTTTTCAATATCAGCAATCATTTGCTTTTTAGTTTCTTCGATCCGCAAAGCCATCTTCGCGCCTTCAACCAAATCAGAAGTTGGCAACCAATGGAATTTTGGATAGTGAGTAAACGCAACATCCGAAATTTTATTCGGCTGAATTGTTTTGCATGAGCCAACAGCATAGACAGATTTGCCAAAGCCATAAGCCATTCCGAGTTCGACCAACGCGCCGCGCTGTTCCTCGTTTGCATCTTCGCAATAGAGTAAGACGAAATCAGAATCACGGACATCTTCAAAGCAAAGTGTCCAGAGTTGATCCTTGTGATTCTGGACGATATCGCAATCATCAGTAAGATCTATCCAACGAGCCTTAACAGGGAAGCCAAGATCGTCGCGAAGGTGTTGAAATTTTGTTTGGTGCCAGACCTTGCCAGCAGTGTAAAATGTAGTCATGGTTTTATCTTTCTTATCTATTGTTTCTATATATTATATATAGTGATTGCTAGGGTAAAAATCAAGAGGCAAAGCGAAAAAAGTTTTGTGTGTTTTCAATGAGTTATCATTTTTATTTGTCAATAAAATCAATGAGTTACGGCGGCGGGGGCCTGCGCCTGCTAACCCTTTGAAAAGGTTAGCAGAATCGGGTTTTTAGATTATTCCATAGAAAATCGAACCCATAAAGTAGAAAAGATAGGAGGTGACCGCCGCCCAAAGCGTTGTTAGCTTTGGGTGTAGTTTCCAGCTGAGTTTTAAGTGTTCCATTATGACAGTTCCTTATAATCCATCATTGCAAAAATAAATCCGAGAGCAGACCAGAAAACAGTTAGGATGCCAACGAAAGAAACGCCTAGCATAATCCAAAATCCAATTTCCTGATGCGGCAAATGTGTCATGCCAACGCCTGACGCAGCCAGCAGAGTAGATCCGAAAACAAAAAGAGCTGCGAAGATAATTGCCTTAACCTTGGCAGCTTTGCGATAATTGATAAACATTATTTAGTCCCTCCAAAAATTTCGTCAAATGATTGACCGAAACCGTCTGTGATTTCTTTTTCCATTGCGGCAATTTCCGCGTCTGACATTTCTTGCGTCATCGCTTCCATTTCTTTTTCCAGCGCAGCTAAATCAAAATCCATGTCAACCTCCTAATTAACTATATATAATATATAAGCCTTTTAAGTGCATAAATCAAGAGGTAAAGTAAAAAAAGTTTCCAATGAAATCAATGAGTTGTCATTTTTATTTCTTAATGATATCAAGGGGTTAGCTGTCGGGGGCCAGCAATAGGGGCGGTTAGTCAGACTATTGACCTTACCCCCTCGTTGCGCACCTCTACACGGCCTCGAACTGGGAAATTTCGAAAAACAGGGTTAATTCTTGACAACCCTTAAAGGGAAGACTACAATAGACTTAAGTAAAATTTGTATTTACCACTCGTTTTCAAAATTTTTTATTAGGGTATTTTTCATGAATATTATGTGTCGTTTATTTGGTCATAACTACTCTATTACTAGTATATTCGGTAATTATGCTTTTTGCAGTAAATGCGGAATGACTCTAGTTATAAAAGAACCTTATGATTTAATTATAGGTGAAAGACGTTATAAACACGGCGTATTAATGGAGATGACTGAGTATGGTTTAGAAAAAGTCACTTATGATGAAACGCCAACTAGAGAGATACATGAATAATACCATTAAACACTACTGGCTCTGGTTTCGTAAGATACAAAAAGAATATGATACATTAACAGCATTGATGTGTTTCTTGTATAATGGTAAATATTATACACTTGAGGGAGAATATAAACCCGAATATACAGTAGAGGGAATGAAATGAAAGATTATGAAACCGAAAAGCATTTTAGAAGAGTAGATAAATTTGGTATACAACTATTGATTGCTTTTACATTTACTATTAGTTTATTAGTAGGCTTAAATATTGCGTTTGCCGAAACACAACTTAGAGCAAAACCTATTCAGTGTGGATCTAAAGCATCTTTACTTGAAATGATAACTGGAGCAGGAGAGGAAGCTTTAGTAGGCGGGGTTGGCGATATAGTATTTGAAGATGGGGAAAAAAGACAAATTCCTATTACTATGTTTGCTAATCCCATAACTAAAAGCTGGACAATTGTTGAATTTCACAACCCTATAGAGGCATGTGTTATCGCTTACGGGGGTAGTTTAGATTTTGACGTAAACAAGTACTTTAATAAGGACAGCAGTAGTTAATGAGCGAGAAGTTTAGGTACGGTCCACTAGTATACAACAGTTTTGGAGAAGCTGACGATTCTGGAAACTATTGGTGGCCTGGCAACCCTCCGGTTGCGTATGAACAACCTGAAGGTGTGTGGAAGATTCCTATTGATGCACAAGGTAATCAATGTCTGCCAGGAGAGTGTATTTTACATCCTTGTTGTCGCGTAGAAGAATGGACTACCCACTCAGTCTTAGATAAGATCCCGTCTTTAGATTGGTGTCGTGAGTGGTTTGAGGAAAATTT